CATCAATGGCAAGGATTAACGGATGATGAGATAGGTAAACTTTTAGCTAAATTTGTTGAGTGTCTGGGAACATCCCATGGAATACAGGAAAATGGAATACCAGAAGATAAAGCAGTGAAATTTATTTGTGCTATTGAACAAGCATTAAAGGAAAAGAATAATGTTTAAAGAAATGTATATGTGTCCTGCATTATTTATTTTATGGACTGCAACAATGATTGCAATTGGGTTTATGTTTGGTTGCATATAATAAAGGATAAAAACACATGAATAACCAAACACAAGAAGCATTAAAGATGGAAGCCAATAGATGTGCTGATTACTGGGCTAATCATTATGATAGAAAATCTAAAGGCGATATGGAGTTATTGCGTAAGCATGTATTTGAACAGTTCCAAAAGGTTGCTAAAGAAGCATTAGAACAGCCAGCACAAGAACCTGTGGCTTATGGATGCAAAGCTATTGGCGGTGAAATGGATGGAAAAATCTATGACGCATGGTATGACAAATCAGGTTTAGATGACAAAGAAAAAGACTTTGAAATTGTTGCACTCTACACCTCACCACCAGCAAGAGAATGGCAAGGATTAAGTGATGATGGGGTATACAATATATGGAACAAAAATTGGAAAGATGGTGATACTCATTTAGAATTTGCCCGTGCTATTGAACAAGCATTAAGGAATAAAAATGCTAATAACGCTTAAAGATTACATATTGTGCTATAGCCAATCCTACCTACTCGGTTGTGCAAATGGATTACTGTTAGCTATGGCGTTATTACCTAATAGAAAGAACAATCGTGTCAGTAAATGAGTTTATTAAAAACATGGCATCTGCTGGATTTGCTGGGAACTTTCGTGCAACCAATGGTGAGCATACCTATCGTGGAACTATAGAAAATGGTAAAATATCTACTGTGAAAGTACAGAGCGTGGCTGAGAGTCAAGCTAAGATTAAGGAGTTATTCGGAGATGACAAAAGATGAACGCAGACATTATGCTCGTATTGCTGATATTGGTTGCATTGTATGTATGTTGCAAGGTTACGGACACTCTCCAACCGAGATTCATCATATCCGCACAGGCGCAGGAGCAGGTAAAAAATCTCATTGGTCTAAAGCAATTGGCTTATGCCCTACGCATCATCGTCTTGGTGGTCACGGTGTTGCCATTCATGCTGGTATTCGTGCTTTTGAAGATGCTATTGGCATGAGCGAAGTGGAGCTACTATCAAAACAACTAGACCTATTGAATGGCACGAATTAATACTTAAACCAATTAACTTATGGAGTTTAGCTATGAGTGATAAAGTCTATTACGATAAATGGGAACGAGGTAAAAAAGTGGAAGAGAAAGACATAGAACTATATGCAAAAGCACTATCAAACGATAAGATTAATCCATCCTATTACAAGAACTCAAAGATTGAATGTATTGATGCTCTTGAAGCAGCTACAGTTAATCTCAAAGGGTTAGAAGCTGTATGTACAGCTAATGCTATCAAGTATTTATGGCGCTGGAAAGAAAAGAATGGCATTGAAGATCTTAAAAAATGTGTCTGGTATATTGAGAAGTTAATCACTAACCAACCGAAAGAATTATCATGAATGAGCCATTGAAGGTTGAGTCTATGATACTGTGTAAGGATTGTAAACATTATAAAGCTGGCAATTATACTTACGAAGATATTTGTATGGCTAATGCAGAAGTTGATTTAGTTCGCGGTGAACTTTACTCAGATAAGTTTTGCATGAATGAACGTGATCCAAGAAGATCTTGCAGACCACAAGCATTGAACTTTGTGCCATTGGTGCAACCTAAACAAGTTATTAATGATAATTATATTAAAAAAAGTGATATATTGACTAAACGCAGAAAAGTATGATACAGTCTGATTGCGCTTAAAGCGTTTTACTCTTCTCCGAGTATTCTTGGACTTCGGTAGGTGGATGTGACCAAGCACGATGAAGCCTATCACTTTTTACAGAATATTGCTTAGTTGACTGATCCTCAACGGCAATCGTGGCAATGACTGATATGGCTACCATGTCATTAGTGAATACTAGATACACTTATACGCTGGGATCGTATAGCCACATGAATCCCCTAAATAGCAAAGCCCACAAATGCTGATAACATCTGTAGGCTTTTATCAAATAACTAAAGGAGTAGTTAAATGAGTAAAAAAATTATAACTCAAGATGAGTTAAAAACAATATTAAAATATGATGAAAAAACTGGTTTATTTTATAAAAAAGATAAAATTACTGGAAATGTAGGAAAAGATGGGTACGCATATATTTATTTATATGGAAAGTTTAAATTAGCTCATAGAATTGCTTTTCTTTATATTCATGGATACCTTCCAGAGTACATTGATCATATAAATGGAATTAAAGATGACAATAGAATATGTAATTTAAGGGAATGCACATCTTCTGAAAATAACTGCAATTCTAGAATATCATCACTAAATTCAAGCGGAACTCGTGGTGTCAGTTTTGATAAAAAATCAAATAGATATAGAGTTCAAATATACAAAAATAAAAAAAGATTTAATCTTGGATATTTTTCAAATATAGAAGATGCAAAAATAGTAGCTAACAAAGCGCGCATTGAATTACATAAAGATTTTTATAGATAAGGGCAGATATGATTAAAGGCTTATTAGATACTAAAACCACAATCCCATCTGCCAAACAGATTGCATCAAATACACAGAATGCGATTAAAAACTATTCATTAGGGCCTGAAAATCCATCACTACCTAGCAATGATTACTGGAATAAAATGTCTAAAGTATTCCGTATCACACCAGCTCAGGTTAAACGTCAGCGTTGCGCCAATTGTGAGTATTATGACAATACTCCATCTATGTTTGAAGCAATGGAAGCAATCCCACAAAACAAGTATGATTTATATGATGGCCAAGCTCAACGTGGCTTCTGTCATAAACTAGACTTTATCTGCCATACATCACGCTTATGTAGTGTCTGGGAAGAGAAAGATTATGAAATCCCTGAGATGGAGAACGAAGATGCGTAATATGGATAAAGTAGCTGAGAAGATCGGCAAAGTAATGGGCGAGTATAAAGACAAAGGTTTACACTCTGGCAAAGGTGGTAAGATTGTTAAGAGTCGTAAGCAAGCTGTAGCAATCGCACTTAGCGAGGCTGGTGTATCTAAAAAGAAATAATGAATTACGCTTATCTAGCATTAGCCGCACTAGCTGACATTTTGTTAATAATTAATATCTGGCATCATTGGTAACATAAAAGGGATCACCAACCTTCGGGAGTGATAAATCATGAGTATTACAGCAAAACTAAACCCAAGACACCAGCAATTAATCCGAGATAAGATTAACGCTGGTTTACTTGTAGAACAATTACATAGCTGTGCAATGGGTGAGATTGAATTAACATCACAGCAAATGCGAGCAATTGAGATATTGCTAAAGAAATCAGTTCCAGACTTAAGTTCTGTTGAACTATCTGGTAATGATAGCGCACCAATGGTAATGAAAGTTATTACAGGCGTGCCTAATGACTGATGAAGTATTAGAAGCGCCACCAGACTTAGGCTATAGACCTAGAGCGCCACAGTTAGATATTCATCATGCAGTAAACAAGAATCGTTTTACTGTGGTAGTTGCACATAGACGTATGGGTAAGACTGTTTCAGCTATCCTACATCTTATTAACGCAGCACTAAACAACGAACAAAAAGATCCACGTTACGCTTACATTGCACCAACATATGCACAGGCAAAGCGTGTAGCATTCGATTACCTAGTAGAGTACACAAGACCATTAGGCGCTAAAGTAAACATTGCTGAATTGCGTGTTGACTTCTTAGGCAGACGTATTAGCTTATATGGATCAGAGAATGGTGACAGTCTTCGTGGACAATACTTTGATGGCGTTGTTCTTGACGAGATTGGCGATCAAAATCCTAAGATATGGAACGAGATTATCCGACCTGCACTAGCTGATCGCAAGGGCTGGTGTTTATTCATTGGCACACCTAAAGGCAATAACCATTTTGCAGACTTTAAGGATAGGGCTATCAAGGGAGATGGCTGGAAGTTCCTAGAGTTTAAGGCAAGCGAAACAGGTATCCTTGATCCTAAAGAATTGGCAGAAGCTAAAGCTGAGATGGGCGAGGATAAATACCGACAAGAGTTTGAATGTAGTTTTGATGCGCCAGTAGAAGGTGCTTATTATGGTGCGCTACTAAATGAAGCTGATGAACAAAACAGAGTTACTACAATTCCTCGCGACAATCTTGCTCGCATTGTCTGTGCTTGGGACTTGGGGATTAGTGATTCTACTTGTATCTGGGTGGCACAGGTAGTCGGTAAAGAGATACAATTAATTGATGCTGTAGAGAATCATGGCGTTGGACTAGATTACTATGTGTCATGGATTCGTGAGCGCGGATACGATAAAGGTCAACACATACTGCCACATGACGTTAGAGTTCGTGAGCTAGGCACAGGCAAGAGCCGTCAAGAGGTATTGATGGAAGCTGGCTTAGATGTAACGATTGCACCAAGCCTATCAGTTGCTGATGGCATACAAGCGGTAAGACGTTTATTACCACGTTGCTGGTTTGATGCTGAAGGAACGAAAGAAGGTTTATCAGCACTTCGTAACTATCGTAGGGTGTTTGATGAAAAGAGGAATGTGTACTATGATACTCCGCTACACGACTGGGCTTCGCATTATGCTGACGCTTTTCGTTATATGGCTATTGGATTAAATGAGGATGACTCCACATGGGGCAAGCCTTTAAACATAAATAAAAATTGGGTGGTGTAGATATGGCATTATCAGATGAAGAACTATTAAATAAATGTCAAACTGAAATTGATAACGCTATTGGTTATCTTGAAACAGAAACTGTTGCAGCTCGCGCAGAGGCAATGGACTACTATCTACGCAAGCCATATGGTAATGAAGTAGAAGGATCAAGCCAAGTTGTTACAGGTGAAGTTGCTGAAGCGGTAGATGGTGCGTTACCACAACTAATTCGTGTATTTACTGCCAATGAAGATGCAGTACAGTTTGAGCCAGTCAAGGATGGTGATGAGCCATTTGCAGAACAAGCATCTGACATGGCTAATTGGGTATTCTATAAAGACAATGATGGCTTCTTAATCTTGCATAACTGGTTTAAGGATGCATTGCTTCAAAAGGTGGGTGTTGTTAAAGCGTACTGGGAAAGCAAGAAAGACATTAGCAAAGAGAAATATGAGAATTTAAGCGATGATGAATTAACCATGCTATTGATGGATGGTGATTTTGAAATTGTCAAAGAGAAAACGGAGCAGATTATTGGTGCGGATGGTATGGTTTATAACAGCCATAACATTACAATCCAGCGCACTAAAGATAATAGCAAAATTGTCATTGAAAACGTACCGCCTGAAGAATTCTTAATTAGCAAGGTAGCTCATACCATTGAAGATTCACCATTTGTAGCTCATCGTCGCATGATTGATCGTGGTGATTTAGTAGCAATGGGATTTGATAAGAAAATTGTTGAGTCTATTCCTGCTGGTGATCGTCTTGAATATAGTCCAGAGCGTCTAGCACGTTATGAACGTGATGAGTTACCTGATTATGCTATCACTAATGACGTAGAAGTGTTTGAGTGCTACATCCGTGTCGATACAAATGACGATGGCATCCCAGAGTTACGCAAAGTTATCATGGCAGGTCAACAAGTCTTGTCGAATGAAGAATGTGATTATGTCCCATTCCATTCACTTTGCCCAATTCCTATCCCACATTTATTCTTTGGTCAGTCATTAGCTGATCGCACGATGGATATTCAGCTAGAGAAGTCTACTATTCTTCGTCAAATGTTTAACAATCTATACTTGACTAATAACTATCGCGTTGGTGCTGTAGAAGGTCAAGTCAATATGGATGATTTGCTAACATCTACCGCTGGTGGTGTCGTTCGTATGAAGAACGCTAACGCTATTGTGCCATTAACCGTACAATCAACAGCTAGTCAATCATTCCCGATGTTTGAATACTTAGATGGCGCACTTGCTAAACGTACTGGCGTATCAGACATGCAACAAGGTCTTGATCCTAATGTCTTACAGAACGTATCAGCCACAGCAGTTGCAGCAATGTCCCAACAATCAGCAGGAAAGCTAGAATTAATTGCTCGTATCTTTGCAGAAACAGGCGTTAAGTCATTATTTAAAGGCATCCTACACCTACTATGCAAGTATCAAGAAAAAGAGCGTACGATTCGATTACGTGGTCAATGGGTTAGCTTTGATCCTCGTGAGTGGAGTAATCAATACGATGTATCTATTAACGTAGGTCTTGGTAATGGTAATCG